AGACCATCGCGGCCCGGTTGTCGGAGCCGGTGCTGGACCTGTGGGGCGGTGAGGCGGCATGACCCGCTACCTAACGCCCGGCTGGCTGGTCCGGCATATCGCTGACGTCACACCTGCCCCGCTCTATGGGCCTACCGCCGTCGAGATCGAGGCGCTCTGCGCCGGGAGGCGAACGATCGCCCTGTGGGACTCAGTTGGCACCCAGTACGCCCCCGCCGACGAGGAGCACATCGCCGAGGCGCAGGTCTGCCCGGCCTGCCTGGCTCTCCACCAGCCCCCTAAGCCCGCCGTGGACCACACCATGGGGACCATCCCCCTCTTCTGACCGATGGATACCCCCGTGATGACCGATGAGGAGGCGGCTTGGGTGCGAGAGCACGCCTGGCTGCCTCCCATGCGGCGTCACTACGCCCAGTGGCCGCACCTCTACGACCGGTGCCCCTGCCGCCGTTTCCTCGCCGGTGGCGGGGCCTGCGGTGACTGCCAGGCGGGTGACCATGCCGCCTGCACCCACCGGATGGACCGCTGGCCGTCCTATGCGCCCCTCTGCTGGGTCACCGACACCCAGGGGCGCGTCCCGATCCTCGACGGCGTCGACTCCTGGCAGGTGTGGGACGCCAACGCCACCCATGACCCCCGCTGCACCTGCCACATCACCGGCCACGCTGACGCCGCGCCGGTCCCCGAGCAGGGCGACCTGCTCACTCTCCTAGCAGCCTAACTTCCCTACGAAACCAAGGAACACCAATGGATTCATTCACGTTCTTCGTCCCCGGTGAGCCGATCACCGAGGGCTCCACCAAGGCGTTCACCTCCGGTCAGCGCGTCGTCGTCACCCACGACCGGGGCCCCGAACTCGCCGCGTGGCGCATCAAGGTCGCGCACGCCGCCGAAGCCGCCGCACAGGCCGCCTACTGGGAACCCCACTACGACGGGCCTGTCGAGGTGTGGGCCGAGTTCCGGCTCCCACGCCCCAAGAGCGCCCCCAAGTCCCGCAAGCACGCGCAGATGAAGCCCGACCTGGACAAGCTCCAGCGCGCTGTCGGTGACGCCCTGGCCCCCTACAAGCGGCCGGGTGTCCTGCGTGATGACTCCCGGATCGTGGCGTGGTCCGCAGTCAAGCGCTACGCCGATAACGCGCACCCCGCCGGGGTCATGGTCTGTGTCTCGAAGGCGCGGGATTACCTCACTGGGCAGGTCATCACCAGCGTCGACGACATCCACGACTTGCCAGCAAGCGCAGTCCTGCAGGACGAGTACGGCAACCTGTTCCACCTGTATCTAGGCGATTGGGTCATGGTCGGCCGCGAGGGTGAGTACACCTACAGCGCTCACGAGATCGACCTGCCCGCACGCCTCGCAGCCCAGGAAGGGTGGTGAACATCGTGGACGTCATTCACGAGAGGTCCCCCCGGTCACGTGGCCGCGTCCGGTGCGACGACTGCGGCCGCCGCATCCCCAAGGGCGAGCGGTACTGCCGGTCGACGGTCGTCGACGGCGGGACGATCTGGGAGTGGCGCGAGTGCCAGCCATGCCAGGAGGCGGTCAGCCACGTCATGAGATGGAAGGGCCCCTACGACAACGACGGCTACGGCCCCAACGACTTCCAGGATTGGGCGTATGAGGCCATGAACGATGTCGGCGTCTCCGGCTACCTGTTCCTGTTCGATACCGCAGGCATGTGGGGACACTACCTGGAAGACCTTGCCGACTCCGCTGCCGAGTGCGCAGGCAGAGACGCCGACCCCGCGCAGGCGTGGGACGACGAGGCGTGGGCTGCCTTCACCTGGCGCATGCAAACCAGCCCCGCATTTACCCCTACCAACTAGGAGGATGAGTCTCGTGCCGGAGACACCACAAAGGGGGAGGCCATGAGCAACCGGGCCCTCTCCCAGGCATTCCGCATGCCACCAACCATCAACGGGACAACACGGCTAGTGCTGTTCGTCCTCGCCGACTCCGCGTCGTCGGAGACCGGTCACTCCTTCATGGGCGTAGAGCGGATCGCCGCCTACGCCGGCGTGAAGACCCGAGCCGCCCAGTACGCCCTGCGCGCCCTGGAGCAGCTCGGCGTCATCACAACCGCCATCAACCGGGGCGGCCTGGCCGACTGGGACGACCGTCGCCGACCCAACCTCTACGTGTGGCAGTACGAGGTGGCTGAGGCCATGATCGAGGCGGCCGATCCTGGGGTGCACCGCCATGCACCGGGTGCACCAGCGTGCACCCCTGAAGAGGGGTTTAGGGGTGCACCGCCGTGCACCACCCCGGTGCACCACCGTGCACCCAATCCCTCAATAGAACCCCCAACTACTAACTCACCTTCCGTAGGTGGTTACGTTGGGGGCACACAGCGCGCTGAAGCGCGCCCGACGACGACGGACGAGGCGAAGCCGAAACGGCGGGGCACACGCATCCCCGACGACTTCGCCGTCACCGACGAGATGGCCGCATGGGCCGCCCAGAACGTCCCCCTCGTCGACACCGCCTCCGAGACCGACCGGTTCCGCGACTACTGGGCGGGCGTGTCCGGCCAGCGCGGCACGAAGCTCGACTGGGTCGCGACCTGGCGGAACTGGATGCGCCGCGCCGACGACGACCGCACCCGGGGCCGGCGCAGCCAGGCGCAGATCATGCGCGACAACGCGGCCGCCGCCATCGCCAACGACCAGCGAGCCTTGTCCGCGCCTGACGCGCTGGCCGGGTTCCTCGAGGGAGGCCAGCCATGGGAGTGACGCAGCAGGACGTCGCTGGTGTCCTGGCCTACCTGCTCGCCGCGCAGGCGATCACCGCGACGGACGGTCAGGTCGTCGTCTGGCACGACTACCTGACCCACACGGTGGCCGGCCTGGACGCCTGCGAGCTCCGGCCGGCGTGCCGGGACGCGGTCAGGGCGTGGGCGACCGACGGGAGGGCGTGGCGCATCGACGTTGAGCGGTTCGCCTCGGCGGTGCGCCGGGCACGCTCGGAGCGGGTGCGCGCCGAGGAGTCCGCCCGGGGCGCGTTGATCCCCGACGGGCTTGGTGCTGACGCGAAGGCGGAACTGGCGTGGCGCAAGGCGGCGACCGCGGCCGTTGGGCGCGGGGCCTCACGGCCTGAGGCCGAGGCGCTGGCGTGGCGCACGATTGGTCGCCGCCCACCGGCTGTCACCCGTGGCCGGGACGTGCTGGGCGGCCTGACTGGCCCGGATCGTGCACGCGAGGTGCTGCGGAGGCTCAAAACACCCCCGGGAGAGACCGCCGCAGCCCCAGGAACGGGACAGAACCGTCCGACGGTACCCGCACACAGGTCCGGTCCCGTTAGGCCCGCAAATCGGCTCCCACGCAACCCGGGTTCTGAGAGGAGCGCAGCATGAGCGAATGGGTTGACTGGCTGAGGTGGGGTGCGCCCGAGCTCGCGCGCCGCGTCAACGCCCTGGACGCCTCCCCCGTACGCCGCGGCGGCGGAAGCGTGCACACGGGGTTCGGGGCCGCTTCCCCCGCCCGTGACGCGGTGATCGCGCTACAGCAGGACGCGCGGCGCACGGTCCGTGAGCGGGAGGCCCTGCACCGTGGGGCGCTCAAGGCGGGCCTGCCCCGTCTCGGCCTGACCGCGGGCTGCGACTTCCTGGCGGCGACGGCGGCGGCCGTCGAGGCGGCCGACTTCGAGACCCTGTGGGACACGGGGCGGGCCGTGACCCGTCTGCTGGCCCGTTGCGACCAGGTCGAGGGTCTAGCCGAGCCGGTGCGCGTCATCCGGGGCCTGGACGGGGAGACGGCGTGCCCGGCGTGCTCCCACGGCGTGGCCCTGTTCGACGGCGTGCACGCGACGTGCCTGCGCTGCCGTGAGCGGTGGCTGCCTCTGGTGCCCCTGCTCACAGCGGCGTAACATTCACATAACACCCCTGCCATCCCGAGGAGGAACCATCATGAGAACGAAGACCAAGCGCGTCACCCTCAACCCCCGCAGCAAGAGCCACGCCCGGAAACTGGGCAGGCTCCTGGCTGACGGCTGGGTGATCGTCTCCGAGCACAAGCGGGGCCTGCTGTCATTCAGACCCGGCTTCGTTGACTACATCCTGACCAAGCAGGCGTGACCGCCGGGTACAGGTGAGGCCCCCACCATGATGGTGGGGGCCTCGTTCGTGTTCCGGGGGTACGGCTAGGCGAAGGCCGCCTTGCGGCGGTCGGACGCGAGGCGTACCTCGGCGCGGGAGAAGATCGTGGTGACGCTGACCCCGAGGGCCTGGGCGATGGCGGCGACGGCCTCGACGCCGAGGAGGCGTTTCGCGTTGAGGCTGTTCAGGACGGTGCTTCGGCTGAGGCCCGTCAGTTCCACGATGGTGTCGATGGTGACCTGCTGGGCGGCGCGTTCGCGCCGCAGCTCGGCTGCTACGGCTGCGTTTAGGCCCTCTGACGGGTTCCTGTCAATGGTGGACATGACACTCATGTTGCCATATGCAACCTAAAGTCTCGCCTTGGTAACGAAGTTCCCAGGATGTTGTGAGGTATGCGAGCGCAACATATGGTTTTCATATGGGAACCGAACCGCTGACCTCCCGCCTGGTAGAGGTCATCAACCGACAAATCCAGGAAACAAACCTCTCGATTTTCTCAATGGCAGAGAAGACCGGCATCCCCAACGCGACCCTTCACCGCAAGCTCACCAACCACGGGCGCGGACTCACCGTCGACGAGGTGGTCCGAATCGCCGCCGAGCTCGACACAACCCCCACAGCCCTCATCGCCCAGGCCGAGACCAACTAGCGGCCACCTACCCCCTACCAAACAAGAAGGCCCGGCAGGAGTGCCGTCCCACCGGGCCAACGACCAACCCCCTACCAAGAAGGAAGATCATGCCCAAGTCTAGCGCATGGGCCACGGTCGACGCTGACCAGCACGTCGCCGTCGGCCGCCCACACGCCGCACACGGCGTCACCATCACCCCCCTGGCCGAGGCCGGCAAGGCCACCACCTTCGCCGTCGAGGCCACCACCCCCGACGTCCCCCTGAGCCGCAGCGGCCTGCGCGACCTCATCGCCGCCATCGTCGACGCCTCCCAGATCGAGGACCCCGAATGGGGTGAGGCGAAGTGCGCATGAGCCGCTACGACATCGCCGCCTGCGTCGCCGGTGCCATCGGTATCGCCGCCGCCCTGTCCTCCATGTGGTTCGGCCAGCACATGATCGTCTGGGCCGGCTTCGCCGCCGCGGCCCTCGTCGTCTTCGCTGCCCTCGCCGAGAAGGAGCGCGACCGATGAGCCTGCGACTGTCGTTCCGCGACTACCACACCACCGTCGGCGACCTCGTCGCCCGCGACATCATCCCCCTGGATACCGAGTACCGGCACGACCGCGTCAACCCCGGCTACATGGCGTTCCGGTCCCAGCAGGACCTCATGGGCGCGGCCCGCGTCATCGGTGGGGAGGACCTCGCCGAGAAGGTGCAGGACCAGTGGCCGGCCGAGTGGAAGACCATCCTGCACGGCGGCTGGATGCTCACCTGGAGGGAGGCGGCGCAGCGATGAGCCGCATCGTCTACGTCCAGTCCACGGCCGTGCCCGGGGCCTCAGCGTGGCCCGTCGGCCAGGCCGGCCTCAAGGTCGGTGACCGTCTCGCCGTCCAGCACGGTGACCGCATCGTCGTGGTCTCCGCCGGCCTGTACATGCTGCGTGACCTCCTCGACGACGAGGGCCAGGAGGCCCTCGAGGAGTGGGACACCAGCGACCGCGCCTGCGCGGCGTGCGCCGCCGACGAGGACACCCCGGCACACAAGGCGCTCGAGGAGGACACCGCCGCGCAGGCCAGCCACCTTCTCACCCTGTTCGCGGAAGGGGAGCCCGCCTGCCAGGTGATCGGCCCCATGCAGGAGCGCGAGCGGGCCCTGACCCGCATGAACGCCGCCCAGGCGGCCGCGTGACCCGCCTCGTCATCTACCCCAACCACACCCCTACCAAGGAGAACCAATGAGAATCCCCCAAATCCTCCCCCGCCGGAGAGTCGAGACCAGCAACTTCTGCTACGTGCCTGAGACGGAGGCTGTTCGTGAGCTCCAGGCCGAGAACGAGCGCCTGCGCGCCCAGCTGCTCAACGCTTACGACCGCGTCAACACGGTCGATGACGCCCGACACGCCGAGGCGCGTAGACAGGAGTCCCTGTTTCAGATCATCGCAGAGTTCACCGACGACGACTGGCACGGACCCTTGCACTGCGACCACCTCGACGCCCTCCCCATCGGCACAGTGATCCGCGCGAAGGGCCTGGCCTGGACCCGCATCGGCATCGACTACGCCAGCGGCCGCTCCCTGTGGCTCACCCCCACCAAGGACGACACGGTCGACAGCATCGACCTCGACACCATGGGTACGACCGTCACGCTCGCCTGGGTGCCCACCGAGAAGGAGATGCAGGCATGAGCGGCCACTACCGGTCCTACGACGACGAAGGCAACCCGGTCACTGTCTACGAGTTCTACCTGGTGCCCGGCTGGGGACCCATCGCCTGGTTCCGTATGCGCCGCCTCCTCAAGGAGGGGTGGGAGTACGCCGGGAAGATGCACGCCGGCCTCTTCCACACCATCTACTTCGTGAACCGCCCCGACGAGGAGGGCGACCGGTGAGAGTCGAAGTCGACTGGGGCATCCCCCAGCACTGCGACGACTGCGGGATTCGCCTGCGCCCCAGAAGCGCCACCGTCGAAGAGTTCCCGGGCACCCGCCCCCACCACGGCAAGGGCCTCTGCCGCACGTGCAGCAACAAGCTGCGCTCCACCGCCAGGCGCAGGCGCAACGGCGTCCAGCCGCGGCCCAAGCCGAAACGAAACCCCACCGTCGCCGAGCTGGTGGCTGCTGGCCACCCCTGCATCTCACCAGCACCCATGCCGAGCCGAGTAAGGAGCTACCCGCTATGAGCGAGTCAACGCCGAGCGCCCTAGTCGTCAGGGAGGACTCGCTGGCCCCGGCCGCCGTGCAGGCCCGCATCGCCTACGCCAAGAGCCTCGCCGCCTCGAGCCTCCTGCCCGACGCCTACCGGCAGCAGCCGGCCAACGTCCTGCTCGCCATCGAGTACGGCCAGTCCCTCGGCATCAAGCCCATCGCGGCCCTGAACGGCATCAACGTCATCAAGGGCAAGCCCACCATGAGCGCCGACCTCATGGCGTCCGTGGTCAGGAAGGCCGGCCACAAGCTCCGCATCATGCAGGAGGGCATGACCGTCCGCGCCCAGCTGGTTCGCTCCGACGACCCGGAGTTCACCTACGAGGTCGTGTGGGACGAGGCGCGGGCACGCCGAGCCCAACTGTGGGGCCAGCGCGGCCCCTGGTCCCTGTACCCCGAGCAGATGCTCCGATCCAGGGCGATCACGGAGGTGTGCCGGCAGGGCGCCTCGGACTGCCTGTACGGGGTCATCTACTCCCCCGAGGAGATCGGTGGTGAGGAGCACGGCCCCGGCACGGAGGACTACCTGGGTCCAGACGACACGGTCGCCCGGCTCAGGCAGGAGTGCGAGGACCTCGTGCGCCGGTTCGTCGCGAAGTTCGGTGGCGACCCCGAGCAGATCGCCCGGGAGTGGATGGACCAGGGCGGCACCGCCGACCCGCCGGCGCTGACCGCGTGGCTGACGGCCCGCATCCCACAACCCCAACCCCAATCCCAACCGCAGGAGCCCGTCGACGTCGAGGTCGTCGAGGGCGAAATCATCGAAGAGGAGAACACCAATGACTGACACCCCCAAGTACGGGCAGGCCGAGGCGCTCGTGCGCGCCTCTGTCGGCCAGTGGCTCACCAAGGCGTCCAAGGCCGCCATGGACGACACCAAGCCGTCACTCCTGGAGCACATGGGTCCCGGCGGCAAGCTCCACGCCTACGTCGGCGGCCTCGACGTCGGCACCGTGAGCGTGACGGACCCCAAGCCCCGCGAGGTCCTGAAGATCACCGACGAGAAGGCATTCACCGCCTGGGTCAAGGCCAACCACCCTGACGCCATGGTCGAGACGGTCGCCCCGTGGTTCTCAGCCGCCGCGAACCTGAACGCGCTGATTGCCAGCACAGGTGAGATGCCCGACGGCGTCGCGATCACCGAGCGTGTCGGTTCCCCGACGGTGCAGGTGCGCCTGTCCGCGGCACAGACCGCGAACCTCGAGGCCCTTGCAGCAGGGTCCGCCATTGCCGCATACATCACCACCGGAGAGCCCGAGGAGGGCGCCAAATGACCCGCATCACCACCACCGTTGAGACCGTCAGCATCACCGACATCAAGGAAGGTGACACGCTCCTGGACGGCGACGGGGAGCGCATCGTCGTCAAGACGATCACCAGCTGCTCGCCTCACCGCTTGAGGTACCAAGACGCGGAAGGTGAGAACCGTTGTGTCCTCTTGGACTGTGTTCTGCGTGTCGTGCCGGAGGAGCCCACCGAGGAGGAGACCGCCGAGGAGGAGCCGGTGTGGCCCGACGCCGACCTCATCCGCATCATCCGCGGCACGGAGAACGGCAACCGCATCGACGGCTCCCTGGCCTACCGGATCGACGGCGGACACGGTTTCCGTCTCCTCGATGGCACCAGGGTCGAATACGCCTTGGTCCACGGCTTCCCCGGTGACGCGATCTTCGAGTGGGAGGAGGTCGTGCCCGTCGCCAAGTCCACGATCCTCGCCGGCCTCGGAACCGACGACGACGAGCCCGAGGACGACACCGACGACGTCGACGGCGAGGAGGGGACCGAGGATGAGGACGACTGCGACGGGTCCTGCCTGGCCTGCATCATCATGCGGCTTCTCACCGCAGCGGCCGCCGGCAAGGGCAAGGAGGGCGAGGAGTGAGCGCCACCTACCTCGTTGAGGTCGTCCACTTCGCCGACCTCCGCCCAGGTGACCGCGTCCTCCACCAAGGCGCCCCGGTCACGATCGGCACCATCGGGAAGGTGCCCGTCGTCGGCGTGACAGCCGCTTACTACCAGGACGCGGCCGGCGTAGTGGGAACGTTTATGCCCGGCCTCGAGCCAGCCCTGTACCGCATCATCCCCGACACCCCACCAGCCCTGGAGGCCGCGTGAGCACCATCATCCTCACCGCCCTCTCGTTCATCATCGGCCGCCGACGGAAAGGAGACAGGCCATGACCAGGCCAGACGCCAGCTTCACGGTCACCGGCTACGCCTCCCGCGACCCCGAGCTCCGTTTCACGCCGTCAGGCACGGCCGTCGCGAACGTGGACGTGCCGTGGACCCCGCGCCGCTTCAACCGGAACACCAACCAGTGGGAGGACGCCGGCGACACCCTGTGGGTGCAGCTGTCCGTGTGGGGCGACGAGGCCGAGGCGTTCGCCGAGAACGTCTTCAAGGGCACACTCCTGACGGCGACCGGCCGGCCCCGCCTGTCGGTGTTCACCAGCCGCGACGGGACACCTCGGGCGTCCCTGGGGCTTTCTGTTGACGTGTGGGGCTTGTGCCCGAAGACCCCACGCAACAACGGCCAGACGCAGGGCGGTGCGTTCGACTACGCCCAGCAGCCCGGCTACAGCGCCCCGGCCGGCGGTAGCGCCGACGACCCGTGGGCCACCGGGGGCCAGTTCAAGGGCGATCCCCCGTTCTAACCACAACCCGGGGAGGCCCCGTGGTTGGGGCCTCCCCACCAACCCCCTACCAAAACCGGAAGGAAGACCGATGAAACTCCGTAACCTCACCAGCGTAAGGAGGGCTGACCGTGAATCCTGATCGTTCATTCGGGCAGCGGTTCAGCACCGCTATCGCTTACGTCATCATCGCCGCTACCGGGTTCGCTGTGTTCTCCCTCATCGTGTGGGGAATCGTGGCGATCTGGGTTCGGATCGGAGGAGCCCTGTCATGACCACCCCAAAGAAAATCGCTGACCTGGCCGGCTGGGTCGTCGAGCAAAACGGCGACCTTATGTGCCCACTCCTGAAGGCTATCGGCTACTGGCACGAGGACCTCGGCACGGTCGCCAGGGCGATCGACATCCTCGAAGACCTCGCCCCTGGGAGCCCCCGGCGCCCGATCGCCGAGGGACGCCTCGCTACCCGCCTCATGGCTATTGCAGCCCAGGCGGATGCGATGCTCCGGTCCCTTGGCGTCGAGGACCCGGCTGCCTTGTTCGCCGCCGAGTACGAGCGGGCCGCCGTCAAGCATCCGGGGATGACCCTGGATGCGGATGGTCCGACGGACGAAAACCGCTTCTACGCCCTGGTGGAGGAGGTGGGCGAGGTCGCCGCCGCCCTCACCTACGACAACGCCCAGGACACGGGCCACAACGCCGACCTCATCAGCGAAGTCACCCAGGTAGGCGCCCTCGCGCTCGCCTGGCTCACCCGCTACCAGAACGGAGAAGAGCGATGAACACCGTCGACCTGATCGCCGGACTAATCGAGGCCGGAGACCATGAAGCGGCGATACAGGCCGTTAATGAACTTGTCGAGACCGCCTCCGCCCTCGAAGGAGAGCTGAAGGAGACGCAGGCCCGCATCGCGGAGGTCGTGACCGATCCGATTCAGCAGCACTCTACCGACGCCGATGTGATCGCCAAGAGGCTTAGGGAATGCGTTGAGTCCGGCTACTTTGCGGGGGCCATCAAGAGCGTCTACACGCTCATCAACCACGCCACCTTCCTGGAAATGCAAGTAGGCAGCCTGAAAGCCACAATCGCCCGAACGCAGACTGAGGCTCACGAGAAGGACGCGTGGGAGGTTCGCTATTGGGCGCTCCTCGAAGAGGCTGAGGCCAGCCGCCCACGCACGGTGGAGGGTGACGGGAGTGACCTACCCGCTGGGACCGTCGTCACGAGTGTCAACGGGGTCGCCTACCAGCTCTGTAGCGGCCGATGGTGGGGTTTTCACGCGCCCACCGGGCGACCCACTCTCCCCGAATGCGGCGCCCCATACACCATCGTCTACACCCCTGAGGAGAACACCAATGACTGAAGACACCGCAGGCTTCCTGCGCCGAGAGAACTCGGACCTCCGCCTGGAGGTCGAGCACCTACGAGAGCAGGCTGAGCACATGGGGCAGGAAATTGCCGCCATGCGTGAGCGCGACCGCCTCGGCCGGCTCCTCGAAGAGCGACACGTGGCCAAGCGGATAAGCCTCCTCCCCCACCTCAAGCAAATGGTCACCGACATCAGCGATGACCGGATCGTTGAGGATGTGAAGGCCGGCCACACTTACCGTATCAACACCATCCGTGGGGTCGCTATCGACCTGCTCTGCCAGTTGCAGGAGCTCTGTGACGAACTTCAGCAGACGCGCGATCTTCTCCCAGGAACCATCGACGGCGGTAAGGACTCGCGGGACATCCCCGAGGGGGCCATGGTCGTCAGTCAACACGGCGACGCCTGGGGTCGTGATCGAGACGGATGGATGAAACTGTACGCCTACGCTCATGAGGAAGCGACGCCTGAACTCCCGGAGAACTTCGGCCCCTATAGCATCGTCTACACACCCGAGGAGAACACCAATGAGTGACGAGCTGATCCCACAGCAGGTCATCGAGGACATCGAGAGGAACCTCGCCGCCTGGAAGGACGGGGACGGCTACCGCGGCGGCTACGACTTCGACGCGGAACGAGGACTGGTCAAAGACCTGCGCACCCTCCTCGAAATCACCAAGACAGCCCTAGAGCCGAACATGACCGTCCGATGCCCGAGCAGCATCACCCACCCCGGGGCGACGATGCGCTTCAAGGTGGATCACGTCTACATCCATGTCTTCGATGACCAGTTTGCCGTGACGGGCGGCCCATGCGGCACTCAGGACATGACAGTCGAGACGACCGGCCAGGTGATGTTCGGCCTGCGGACACTGCCGGATGACGGCGATATCGTGGAGGTCGCCCGATGAGCACCGTTGACCTGCCCACCCCGCGGCCGGTACCAGACTCTAGTAAGAACCGGAGGTACCTACTCTTCCTGCTCTGGCGCTCGGGCTGGTCCATGGGCCAGCCCTTGAAGGTGACCCGTGCATGCTGGCGTGAACTTGGCCGCCACGCTCACGGCCTCCTGGTGACGGCCTGCAATGGGACCGCCCGCACCCCCTCCTGGTGGCTGGAGGAGTCAGCCCGCCTGGACGCCCAGGTCCCGGGTCGGCACCTCCGTCGGACGCTGCCATACGTCACTCACCGTGTCGCAGACGTCCTGTCCGTTGACTCGCTCCGATCCGACTGGCTCTCAGAGATCGCCCTCGCCGCCTACACTGAATCAGGAGACCTGAAATGATCGCCGCCAACCCCTACGAGCTCGGTGTCGTCTACTTCGGTGGCGAGCCCCTCGGCAAGGTCGACCGCTTCGACGTCGTCAAGGAGCCCGACTACGAGGGTCCCTCGCGGGCCATCATGGAGAGGCTCTTTGAGGAGGACAGGCTCGCGCTCTCCGCCTTGTCTTACTGCGAGGGCGGCTACGAGATCACCCGCTCCTACGATCATGAGCGCAACCTCGTGACCATCACCATCCGCCCGTCTAGCAGGTGGCACCCGTGAACGCCCGCCGGGACGTCGCCGATACAACGGCAGACGATATCGCCGACGTCCTGAATGTCCTCGCTGCCACCTGCACCTCAGGGAACTGCGTCTACCGGGTGAATGACCTGGAGGTCCGGTCCTCTCGGGATTTCTTCACCGGCAGGGTGGACATGACCATCCGGGCGAGGTTCCTCCCAGGTCCGGCCATGGATCACCTATCTGATGGTCTCCTATGACCGGTGACAGTGGTCCGCTGGTGGACACGCAGGCCGCGATCCTCGCTGCCGGGGTCTCCAAGCGCACCCTGCACCGCAGGGTCGCCGCCGGGCACCTCCAGCCCGCCGGCCGGGACCGACGAGGCCGCACCCTCTACCGGCTCAGCGACGTCCTCGCGACACTACCCACCACCAGTGGACAAACACTGGACGCCAGTGGCACACTTAGGGCCAGTGGGACACCCCTACCCGACGCAGGGTAGGATGCCGCCACTCTCCTAACAGGGTGTAAGCCCAGAGGTTATGGGGATTCTAGGGGATTGAAGGGCCCCCACCAGCAATCTGGTGGGGGCCCTTTTCCTGTATAGGGGGTGCGTCGCATGTCCAGTGGACTCCGCCGCGACAGCCGCGTCTGGCGCACCCTCGCCGCGCAGGTCCGCGCCCGCGACAGGGCCGCCGGCACCCCATGCCGCATCTGCGGGCAACCCATCAGGTGGGACGCGCAAGACCCCAATGCCGACGACGCCCCCAGCGTCGACCACATCCGGTCATGGCGGGACCACCCCGACCTGAGGCTCGACCCCACAAACCTCGCCACCGTCCACCAAGCCTGCAACCGTGCTAAGGGCGCCCGCCCCCAAGCGCTCCCCAGCATCGGCAACCAATCCCGCCAATGGGGACGGCCCCGCACCTGAGGAGCAACCGTGGCTCACCCCGCCGACACCTCCATCCTCGCGACCGTCGATGACGCCCTGCGCGCCGCCGACTGGATCACCCCCGCCGACCAGCCCACCGTCGAGCTCCTGCGCCGCCTCGCCAACCGGCTCGACGACCCCGACTTCCCCACCATCGAAGGCCGCTTCGACAACGTCAGCGAGTCCCTGTTCCTGAAGACCGCCGCCGCTCTCGGCCTCACCCCCGAGATGAGGGCCGCCTGGGCGAAGAAGGAGAAGAAGGTCGATGGTGGCAGGCTCGAAACGCTCAGGAAGGGCACGGCCGGCCTACGGGCCGTCTGACGCCGGTGAGTTCTTCGACCGGTGGATGGCCGACGCGGAACGGGACTGCCCGCTCCGTGACCCCGACGCGCCCCGCTACGGGCACTCCACGCCCCGCATCCACACGCCGCCGCTGCGGGACCTGACCCCCGACACGTCCGCAGGGTACTCGTGCATCGAGTTCTCCCACGACGTGCTCGGCATCCCGCTGCTCCCGTGGCAGCAGGAGACCCTCATCCGGGCGCTCGAGCTCAACCGGGCCGGGACACGCTTCCGGTTCAGGACCGTGGTCCTCCTGGTCGCACGCCAGAACGGCAAGTCCACGCTCGCGCAGGCCCTCTGCCTTTGGGCCATGTATGTGCTCGGCGTGAAGATGACGCTGGGCACGGCCCAGGACCTCGACATCGCCGAGGAGCTGTGGAGCGGCTGCGTTGACATCGCAGAGTCCGTCCCCGAGCTGGCCGCGACCATCAAGAACGTCAACAAGGTCAACGGCAAGAAGTCCCTCGACCTCCAGACCGGGGAGCGGTACAAGGTCAAGGCCAGCAACCGGAAGGCTGGGCGTGGCCTGTCCGCCGACCTGATTGTCCTCGACGAGCTGCGTGAGCACACGAACTGGGACTCGTGGGGCGCGGTCACCAAGACCATGATGGCGCGGCCTAAGGCGCAGACCTGGTGCCTGTCCAACGCCGGTGATGACGCGTCCGTGGTGCTCATGAGCCTTCGCAAGAAGGCGCACCTGGCGCTCGGTGACCCCGACGGCATCAACGCTGACGACACGGACCTGACCGCGTCCGGTGGCGACTCCCTGTGCCTGATTGAGTACTCGGCCGCGCCGGGGCGGTCCACCACGGACCGGGACGGGTGGGCCGAGTCGAATCCGTCGCTCGGGTACACGGTCGAGGAGGCGTCCTTGGAGGCCGCTGAGGCCACCGACCCTGAGCCCGTCTTCCGCACCGAGTGCATGTGCCAATGGGTCGACGTCATGGCCGTTGGCCCGTTCCCTGAGGGCGCCTGGGAGGCGTGCACCGACCCGCGGGGCATCATCCCCGATGACGCCCCGATCTCCTACGCCGTGGACGTCTCATGGGACCGTGGCGCGGCCTACGTGGCCGCCTGTGGCCCCCAGGCCAGCGGCCGGCTCCAGGTGGAGATCGTGGCCGCGCGCCCCGGCCAGGGTTGGGCCGAGTGGCTGCCCGAGTGGTTCCGCGGGTTCGTGGACGCCGACAACCCCGCCCGCGTCGTCGTCCAAGGCAAAGCCTGCCCCGCCGCGATCCTCGTCGACACGCTTGCTGAGGTCGAGGGCCTGACCGTCGTCCCCTGGGTCGGAGGGGACCTGGGGATCGGCTGCGGGCTCATCTACGACCAGGTCGCGGCCGCCGCCCCGGACTCCACGTCCACCCTGAAGCCCCTTGCCCACCGGGGCCAGGAGGCCCTGAACCTGGCCGCCCACACGGCCGCTCAGCGCTTCTACGGGGATGGCTGGTACTGGGACCGCAAGAACAGCCCCCAGGACGCCGCGCCCCTGATTGCTGCGACCGAGGCCCTGTGGGACCAGGTCACCAACGCTCCCGAGGAGCCCGCCACGTCGATCTACGAGGCGGGTCCGCAACCACTCGCCTGAAGGGTGTGAATGCTCGTGCGCCGTGACAAGACGCTGACCCGCCTCACCGGCGCTCAGGTCCTCGTCCCCGTCGATGGGGAGACCGTGCGCGGCACCCTCGCCGCCGTCACCCCGGCCTGGGTGACCCTCACCGGGTGCCAGGCCGGCGACGGCAGCACCATCGAGGGGGACCTCATGGTCGCTCTGCCCCTGCCCTGGGTGCAGGTGATCCGATGACACGCTTCCAGACCCTTGACGCCCTGGCCGCGAACCACGCCGGGAACACGGTCCTCGACGTCGTCGACCCGGGTATCCCCCTCGTCGACTACGACGCCTCGGACCGGGACGCCGCCTCCGTGGCCGCCGCCTGGCGCACACAGCCGGCCATCCGCAAGGTCGCGTCGTTCATCGCGGCCAACGTCGCCTCCATCCCGCTGCACGTCTACGAGCGCGTCTCCGACTCCGACCGTCAGCGCGTCACCACGGGCGCCCTGGCGCAGGTGATCGGGGCGCCCAGCCCCGCGATGGGCGCATACCGGTTCTGGGAGCGCGTCATCCTCGACGGGCTCCTCTACGACCGGCGTGCCGTGATGATCGTCGATGACGGCGACCGAACCGAGCTTGTGCGCATCCCACCAAGGCGGTTCCGCATCGTGTCGGACGGCCTGGACCGGGTCAAGGCCGTGCGCATCACCACTGGTGACGGGCAGGTCGAGGACATGGACCCCTCCGGGTTCCTCCTCGACGTCGGCTACTCCCAGTCGAACGGTAAGGGCCTGTCCCCCATCACGACGCTGGCGGCCCTGCTGCGTGAGGCCGCCGAGGCCGTCGAGTACCGGCGCGCCGTCATGCGCAACACAGCAAGGCACACGGGCTGGATAAGCCGACCCACCGAGTGGCCGAACCGGGACGCCCGGAACAACTTCCTGGAGTCGATGCGGGCGTTCCGCGCCGGCGGTGGCCGCGAAGGCGGTGACCTCCTCCTCGATGAGGGCATGGAGTGGCACGACCGCTCCTACAAGCCCACCGACATCGACGACCTGGACGCCCGCACCCTGACCAACATCGAGGTTGCGGGCGCCTACCACATCGCCCCCGAGCTGCTCGGCGACAGGCAGGGCAACTACTCCAACATGGAGTCGATGAGGGAGTCCCTGTACCGGGACAACCTTGGCCCCTACATCCGGGCGTGGGAGGAGATGTGCGCCCCTCTGGCTGACCGGCTCAGTGACGGGCGGGCGCTGTACATAGAGGCGCACCTCGACGCGAAACTGCGTGGCTCCTTCGAGGAGGCCGCGTCCGTGCTCCAGACGTCGACGGGCGCCCCGTGGATGACTCGCAACGAGGCCCGTGCCCGCCTGAACCTGCCGGCCATTGACGGCGGGGACGACCTCATTACCCCGCTGAACGTGCTGGTGGGGGGCCAGGCGTCCCCGACGGACTCCGGCACTCAGAACGAGGGCCAGGACACTGACGCCCCCAAGGCGGCCGCCGGCGTGCAGGTGAAGTCAGCGGACCTTGAGGGCGACTGGCCCACCAGGGCCGAGGACGCCCTCAAGCGCCACTACAGCCGTCAGGAGCGGGCCGTCATGTCCGCTCTCGGTGCGAAGGCCGACGGCTGGTGGGACCAGCCCCGGTGGGACCGGGAGCTCGCTGAGGACCTGTACCGGCTCGCCTCCGCGTGCGTCGACCAGATGGGCCGTGAGGCGTGTACCCGCCTCGGGTTCGACCCGGATGAGGACTGGGACCTGCCGCGCACGCAGGCGTACCTCCAGGCGGTCACGAAGGCCCGCGCCCGGTGGGTGAACGAGGCGACCCGCCGGCAGATCGAGGCTGCCCTCGCTGAGGCCGGCACGGAGGGCGTGCCCGCCGTGTTCGACCGTGCCCGCTCCCAGCGGGCCGCTGCCGGCGCGGGCGCGTTCATCGCAGCCATGGGCTCGTTCGCGGCGGTCGAGGCCAGCAAGCAGGCCGCCCCCGGTCGGGGCACCAAGACCTGGATCACGGGCCGTAACCCCAGGCCCACGCACCTGGCGATGAACGGGGAGACGACGCCCGCGTGGACGGACTTCTCCAACGGCCTGTCCTGGCCCGGTGACCCGGCCATGGGGCCGGATGAGTCGGCCGGCTGCAACTGCACCGTGTCTGTAGAGATCACTCACTAAGGAGGGCTCCTCGTGGAGTTCAAGACGACCGGCACCCTGAGCCGGAAGACAGACGGCGACGGCGACCACGCCGGGTTCGTCGGGTATGCGTCCACGTGGACGAGGGACCCCGACTCCTACGGCGACGTCGTCGCTAAGGGAGCTTTCACCCGCACCCTCAAGGAGTGGAGCGAGAAGGGCCTGCCCATCCCGGTCCTGTGGGGCCACCGCCTCGATGACCCGAAGTACTTCATCGGCGCGGTCAAGGACGCTAAGGAGGACGACCACGGCCTGAAGGTCGACGTCGAGCTCGACGCCGACTCCCCCACCGCCGAGCACGTGCGCCGCCTCCTGAAGAGCGGGGCCGTCGCACAGATGTCCTTCGCATTCGATGTGCGCGAGTCCGCCGACGTCGAGCTCGACGACGGCCGTAAGGCCCGTGAACTGCGGGACCTTCGCCTCTACGAGGTGAGCGTGGTCCCGATCGGCGCGAATCAGGACACGTCCATCGAGGACGTCAAGGCCGCCCCCGATGGGGGCCTCACCAGCGAGGAGATCGCCCAGGTTCGGGCGCTCCTCGCCTCTCAGACCGCCCCCGAGGAGGGGGAAGCCGGCAGCAACACCGACGACGACGCCGAGGCCCCTGAGGGGCAAGACGACGACCCGGTGAAGGCCGCCGCGCGACTCAACACCCAAATCGCAGTCCTCTTCATTGAGGGAGAAAGGAGCGCTGCATGAGCACGCTCACGGAGGCGCGCGCGGTGGCCCTGAAGGCCGCCATGGACGCCCAGAACGCTATGAACGCCGCCGGTGACCAGGTCACCTACGAGATGTGCAAGGAGGTCGAGAAGCGCGTCAACGAGGTCAAGGAGATCGACGAGCGTATCGCCGCCTCCAAGTCCGCACGCGACATGATCGCGTCCCTCGGCAGCATCCCGGAGGACAACACCTATGAGCCGGGCGAGGACTCGGGCATGAAGGCCGCCACCTTCGGTGACCGCTACGTGCGTTCCTCGACCTACAGTGAGTGGGCCAAGGCCCACCCCTCCGGCCTTGGTGAGGGCTCCAACCTGGCCCTTCCCGGCGTGAAGATCGGTGACCTCGAGGAGCTCCTCATCTCCCGTAAGGCCAACGGTCAGGTGCTCGCTACCCCGGTCGCGCACCTCGCCCCGATCCGCTACCCGATGGTTGACATGGTCGACCGCCGGCCCCTGACTCTCCTCGACGTCATCGGGCACGGCCAGATGGCCGGCGCTTTCGAGTACGTGCAGGTCACTGCCGTGTCGAATAACGCCGCCATCGTCAAGGAGAACACGCAGGACACCGACCCGCTGAAGCCGACGTCGGACATGACGACCATCGTCGCCGACTGCAAGCCCTACACCTTCGCGGACGGCTACGAGGTCACCAACCAGCTGCTCTCCGACGCCCCGGCGTTCGCCGCCTACATGAACACCGCGGTCCGCTACAACCTGGACACGGTCATCGAGGACAAGGTTCTCAACGGCACCGGCACCGAGGAGCCCAAGGGCATCCTCAAGACCACCGGCGTGCAGGAGAAGACCTACACGGCCGGGGCCGACGCTATGGACCTGGCGAAGGCCGTGCGTGGTGGCCGCACCAAGATCACGAACGTTGGTGGCGTCGCTACCGCCGTGATCCTCCACCCCGAGGACGTCGAGGCCCTCGACCTCATGCAGGACGCCGACAAGCGCTTCTACGGGCTCGGCCCGTGGGGTATCGGGCCGCGCACCCTGTGGGGTGCCCCCGTCGTCGAGTCCTCGAAGATCACCAAGGGGCAGGCGCTCATGGGTGACTTCAACCAGGTCCAGCTCCTCGACCGTGAGGGCCTGTCCGTCGTCGCCTTCAACCAGCACAAGGACTTCGCGGCTCGTAACCGCGTCTACGTGCGTGCCGAGCTCCGTGCCGGCCTGGTCATCTGGCGCCCGAACCGCCTGTGCCTGGTGAAGGCCGCCTGATGGGTGTCGACGACGGAATGGTCACCCTCAACGGGGTGCGGTACCGGCTGGATGACGCCATCGCCTGGGGTCTCTACGACCCTGAGCCGCAGGGACGTCACGTCGCCCCCGAGGAGGGGGCCACTGAGGGCGAGGAGGGGCCGGTGACGGCCGCCGCCCCTGCCCCGGAGAACAAGGAGACGCAGCCCAAGGCGCGTCCCACCGCGAAGGAGTGAGGACCATGCCTGACGCCCTAGTCACCCCTCAGGCCGTGGCCGAGGCGTCGGGCGGGCAGGTCCCCGAGGGGGACCCCAGGCTCCCAACCCTGATCGCCGGGGCCACTGACGCTATCCGCCTGTGGTGCGGGTGGCACGTGGCCCCGGTGATCGAGGAGACCCTGACCCTCGACAGTGAGGGGTCAGCGTCGCTGCGTCTACCCACGGGCCGGCTGGTTACCGCCACCGGCCTGAAGGTCGACGGCGTACCGGTCCCGGATGACGCCTGGGACTACTCGACAGCCGGCATGATCCGCCTCCGCCGCGGGGTCTTCCCTGACCGATTCCGGGCCGTGGAGGTCACCATCACGCACGGATGGCCGCAGGCCCCGTCCCTGGCCGCCGTCATCACCCGCTCGGTCCTGTCCGCGTGCGCCTCCCCCATGGGGGCCACACGCGAGCAGGCGGGCTCCATCTCAGCGACCTGGGCGCGCGCCGGCATGACCCTGTCCGACACGGACCGCCGCGAGCTCGCCGCCTACCGCCTCCAGAACTGGGCATAGGAGGTCGCCGTGCTTCCGTCATTCGCGAGACAGCGCGTCACCATCGTCACCCCCGGCCAGCGGGAGGAATGGGGCCAGGTCACCACGGACTGGGGTTCAGCCACCACCACCGACGTCACCTGTGTCTGGGAGGCCACCCAGGCCACCATCAACGGCGTAGCCACGGGCGACGTCGACGCCGGGCAACGCACCGTCTACCTCAACCCCGGCACTCCCGTCACCGGGGAGTGCCGGCTCCGGTTCCCCGACGACCCCGGCCATGACTGGGTGATCGTCGGCCTGCCGATCCCCAACCAGTCGCCCACCGGGCGCCTGTCACACATCGCCGTCATCACGAAGCGTTGGGAGGCCGCCCAATGAGCAAGGTCAAGGTCGTCATGAATCCTGCCGGGGTGCGGGCGCTCCTGAACGCTCCCGGCGTGGTCGCTGACCTCGATGCCCGCGCCGAGCGCATCCGGGCGGCCGCCGGCCCCGGATTCTTCGTGCGCCGACGCGACAAGCGCATCAACCGGTACGCGTCCCAGGTGCGTACCGCCGACGACGAGGGCCGCAGGGCGCAGGCGGATCACAACGTCCTCATGAAGGCCCTGGATGCGGGCAGGTGAGCGGCATGGAGCAGCCAGACATCATCGACGGGCTCCGCCGCTACCTCGCTGACCGTCTCGCCGGCGTCCCCGTCTACGGGTTCCTGCCGAGGGACCCGCCGCACCGGTTCATCCTCATCGACCGTGTCGGAGGCACCCGCGGCCTGTCCGTGGACTCGCCACGGATCACAGTCGAGGCGTGGGCTCCCACCAAGTCATCCGCATACGCGCTCTGCCTCGAGGTCAGAGCCGTCATCTTCAACCCAATGCCGCCCCTCCCGGGCGGCATTCGCGTCATACGGCGAACCGAGGTCGGTGGCCCCAGCAATGAGCCACCGACCACCAGCGGGTGGGACCGATACCGCTGGACCGTCGAAATCAGACACCAACTCACCCGCTGAAAGGGAAACACATGTCCTACGAGAAGCTTAACGCCATGCAGATCATCACCGCAGGTTCGGATGATGACTGCGTGGCCCTCGCCCCGGCCGGCACCAAGGCCCCCACCACCCTCGCGATCCCCACCGCCTTCAGGGAGGTCGGTTGGATCGACAAGGACGGCATCGAGTTCACCGCTGACGACTCCGTGGACAAGCGGCGCGCTCACCAGGGCAACCGCGTCTACAAGGTGCAGATGACCGAGTCTGACTCCGGTCTGACGTTCACTGCCCTCCAGTCGAACATCGACACGCTCAAGCTCCAGTGGACCGTGAAGGCGTCCTCGGAGGACTCCGGCGTCATCAAGCACGTCCTGTCTTCGTCCCGGAAGGTCGAGAACGTCGCCATCCTAATTTACGCCGAGGCGAACGGGCACAAGTACCTGTGGCACTGCGAGAACTTCCAGATCGGTGAGCGTGAGGGATTCAAGCTCGCGAACACCGACGACGTCGCCTACAAGATCACGGGCACGTTCACGGGCGACATCACGATGCTGACGGACGACGAGGCGTTCAAGGCCGCGTGACACATCTCCTCCTGGTGGGCGACTCAGGGTCGGTCCTCGCCCACCAGGAGGCACCCAATGCTGACCGGCCCCATCTAGGAAGGACCGACCATGAGCAAGAAGAAGAACCGCAACCGCCCCTACCGTCAGGGAGCCCCGGGAGCGACCGCGCAGCGAGCCGCTGAGGCTGGTGCGGCCGTCCCCCAGGACCGCCTCCAGCAGGCCGAGGCCACCGAGGGAACCGTGACCGTCGACTACCGGGGTTTCCACATCGAGCTCGACGCCGACGACCTCGACGACTACGACGCGATGTCCCAGTTCGCGCAGGGTGTCCCCACCCAGCTCCTGGCGATCATCTTCCCCGATGAGCGTGAGCGTGCCCGGTTCCTGCGCGAGTGCTGCGCAGACGAGAACGGCAAGGTCCGGTTCACCCTCGCTATGAAGGCGACCACGGAGATTTTCGAGGCGCTCGGCGCGGGAAACTGACCCGCCTGCCCATCCTCCTCAGGGAGGAGGGGCAGGCCATCGAGGCCGACCTCCTGCGCTACTACGGGGTCGACCTGCTCGACCTGTGGCGCGGGAAACTCACGATGCGCCGGTGCATGGTCCTCATCGAGGGGCTACCCCCGGGTGCGACCCTCCACCGGCGCACCGGGGGGCCGCTGGCCTGGTCCGATGAGACGACGGCCGCGCTCAGCGCCGGGCACAGCGTCGTCACCGCCCTGGTCGCTCTCCTGGGCGGTGAGAAGGCGAAGCCACCGCAGCCACCAGAGCCGCCCCCGGTCGGGTGGCGCAAGAACCAGGAAGACGATGCCGCCTGGGAGGCCGAGCGCCTCCGCCGGTTCAAGGCGAGGCAGCAGAAAACCGCATAGAGGGAGGGGGCAAGCATGGCCGGAGTCGCCGGAGGAGCCATCGAGCTCGCAACCGCCTACGTCCAGCTGGTCCCCTCCCTGCGGGGTGCCCCTGAGGCCGTCGCGCAGGCGTTCTCGGGTGCCCCGGCGCAGAAGGCCGGCCAGAAGGTCGGTGACCGGATCGTCGACGGCATCGGTACGGCGATCCGGCGCGGCGGGCAGATTCCGGCGGCCCTGTCCGCCTTGGCGTCGAAGTCGTCGTCGGCGTTCAGCGCCGCCGCCGCCTCGGCCCGCCTGGTGGGTCAGGCGTTCTCCGCGTCCAGCCGTATCGCTGGTGACGCCGCCAAGTACATCAACACCTCCTGGCAGGGGACGTTCACGCGTCTCGCGCCTGGCGCGGCGAAGGCGCTGGCCACGATCCAGGGGTACTTCCAGGCGGCCTCTGGCCGTGTCGGGGCTGTTTGGCAGGCTGCGGCCGCCAACCTGGCGCGGGCGTTCAGCGCGGTGTCCGCCCCGATCTCTGCGGCCTGGCAGCGAGCCACCGCCCCCATCGTCAGCGGCTTCCAGTCCACTGTCAACGCCGCGCGGGGAGCCGCCTCCAGCATCGGCAGCGCCTTCTCCGGCGTCGCGTCCCGCGTCGGCTCCAGCTTCCAGCGGTTCACCGCCCCCATCAGCAGCGCCTTCTCCTACGTCGGCGCGAACCTGCGCGCTACCAGCGGCGTGATCGGCAACGCCCTGTCCGGTATCCAGGCGACCTGGTCGTCTGCCTGGGCGAAGATGCCGGCACCCGTGCAGGCGCTCCCAGGGAAGATCGGGTCAGCGTTCGCCAGCGTGGGCGGCAAGATCGGCTCCGCTATCTCCTCCGGCGCGGCCGCCGCCATCAACGCCGCCGCCTCCCTGTCTTCCGCCGTCGGTAACGCTCTCCAGGGCGCTATCAGCACCGGCGCGAAGGCCGCCGGCGTCGCCGTCGCCGCGCTCGCAGCCACCATCGGCGCGAACCTCGGTGGCGCGGTCCAGCGCGCCGACCAGCTGTTCACCTTCCCCCGCGTCATGGCAAACATCGGCTACTCGGCGGAGGAGGCGGACCAGCAAATCCGCCGCATCAGCGACTCCCTGGACGGCCTGCCAACAGCCACCGACGAGATCGTCAGGATGGTGCAGGGCATCGCCCCGCTGACCGGTGACCTCACGAAGGCCACGGACATCTCCCTGGCGATGAACAACGCCCTCCTCGCTGGTGGTGCGTCGACGACGCTGGCCGCCAACGCTATGGAGCAGTACCGGCAGCAGATGGCCGTCGGCAAGGTCGACATGATGGCCTGGCGCTCCATGACGAACGCGATGCCTGGTCAGATGAACCAGCTCGCCCAGTCCATCCTCGGCGCGGAGAGCAACTCGACACTTTTGTACGCCGCGATGAAGGATGGCACGGTCACCTTCGAGGACTTCAACAATGCATTGTTGAAGCTCAACTCGGAGGGAATGGACGGTGTTGCGTCATTTGATACGCAGGCGCGCACCGCAACCCTCGGAATCGGGACGGCTTTCACGAACGCGGGTAACCGCATCAGGAAAGCCATGGCCGAGATTATCAAGGCCATCGGTGTCAAAGAGATCGCTGAAAAGATCAACGCTCTTACTGACGGCATTGTCGGTTTCGGGAAGAACGTCGGTGACGTAATCACCCAGATCAAGGGCTCGGGTGGTTTCTCACAACTGGGGCAGACTCTCGGCGGGCTCCTGCCGGTCATCGGCGGCCTGGCCGGGGCGCTGGGGCCACTCCTGACACAGATCCCGCTCATCGGCGGCGTGTTCTCTGGCCTGACCGGCCCCGTCGGCATCGTCATCGGACTGTTCACGTCGATGATGACGCACAGCCAGCTGCTACGCGACGCCATTTCCGGGGCGTTCAAGACCCTCGGCCAGGCGTTCCAGTCGCCGGCGATCTCAGGGGCTCTCCAGGCGCTCGGCTCCCAGCTCGGGACCATCGCCGGCATCCTCGGTGACTCCCTCGGCTCGGCGCTGAACGTCGTGGCACCCCTGCTCGCGAACATGGCGCAGACCATCATCCCGGTCCTCGCGCAGGTGTTCGGGCAGCTGGTCGCAGCGGCCACGCCGATCGTCACCTCGATCTTCGGGGCTCTCACCCGTGTCATGGCGGCTCTCCTGCCGCCCCTGACACAGATCGCGGCGACGGTCCTGCCCCTCCTGGGGCAGATGTTCTCCATGGTGGCCGCGGCCGTCGCACCGGTGATTGACCAGATCGCGAACATCCTGGTGCAGGCGCTGAACCTGCTCATGCCGATTCTGATGAACTTGGTCAACGCGGTCATGCCGGTGATCGTGCAGGTGATTGCTGCGATCATGCCGCCTCTCCAGCGGGTCATCTCCGCGGTGATGTCCGTTATCTCGGCGATTCTGCCGCCCCTGGTGTCCATCATCGGGACGGTCATCAGCGTCATCACGCCGATCATCGCGGCGGTCCTGCCGGTCCTGGCCAGCCTGATTGGCACGGTCATCAACTGGATTTCCTCGTGGATTTCCGTCATGTCCAGCCTCCTCGTGCCGGTGATTAACGTCGTCGCTTCTGTCATTAACGTGGCAGTGAAGGCCATTGGCGCGGTCTGGATGTGGCTGTGGAACAACGTCATCAGCCCGGTCATTAACTGGATCACCAACAAGATTCAGGGCTGGTCTGATTTCCTGTCCAACACGGTGAAGCCAGCCATCAACACCGTCGTGAATGGCATCAAGGATGCTTTCAACGGCATGAAGGATGGTATCACTACCGCATTCAACTTGGTGAAGGGTGCGGCCGCTAAGCCCATCAATTTTGTGATTAATACCGTTTACACGAACGGTATTAAGTGGCTTGTTGACAAGGTGATGGAGAAGCTCGGTCTTGAGCTGCGGATGCCGACCGTCAGCCCGATCGCCGGGTACGCGACTGGTGGTGTCCTGCCGGGCTACAGCCCGGGCAGGGACATCTATCATTTCGTGTCCCCTGACGGTGGCGGTTCGCTGGCCTTGTCCGGTGGTGAGGCCATCATGCGGCCGGAGTGGACGCGCGCCGTCGGCGGACCCCGCATGGTCGCCGCGATGAACTGGGCGGCCCGCCGTGGCCGCCCCATCCCCGGCGGCGACGTAGGCGCGCACCGGGCATTCGCTGACGGCGGTATCTGGGGCAGCCTCAAGTCCGGCGCGAAGTCCGCGTGGAACTGGGTCTCGGACAAGGCGTCCAAGGCGGCCGACATCATCGCCGACCCGCTCGGCGCGGTCGAGAACCTCATCCGGGTTCCGGTGAACAAGCTCATCGACGGCGGCAACTTCGGTGGCGCTTTCTGGGAGGCCGGCAAGGCCATCCCCGGGAAGATCGTCGACGGTGTCGCCGACTACGTGAAGGGCAAGACGGAGCACATGGTGGCGTCCGACCTGGTCGGACAGGCCCGCCTGGCTATCGGCACCCCCTACGTGTGGGGTGGCGTGGACGTGCCCGGCGGCGTGGACTGCTCGGGCCTGATTGTGTGGGCGCTGCGGGCGCTCGGGCACAACGTGCCCCGGCACACCGCCAGCACGTTCCAGGCCAACTCCACGCCGGGCAACCCCAATGTGCCCGGCACGTTGTTGTTCTGGGGTGGCTCCGTCGGCGGTGGGGGCGCTCATCACGTCGCTGTCGCTTCCGGTAACGGCATGATGATTGAGGCTCCAACCTTCAATGTTCCGGTGCGGGAGATTCCCATCTACGGGGCACCGAGCGCCGGCATTTTCAAGTACGACGACGGCGGTTGGCTCCAGCCGGGCACACAGGTGGTCACCAACCAGACCCGGCAGCCGGAGGCTATTTTCACGGGCGGGCAGTGGTCCAAGATCGACCAGCTCCTGGCCCGCGAGAACAGCGCCCCGGACACCTTGGTGATCCGTGACGTCGATGACCGGCTCATCGGCCGGATGAAGGTGGAAGCGGAGCGTGTCGCCATTGACGCGTCCCGCGACGACTGAGAGGAGCTGCCATGGCGCTCAAGGGGTGGATCGGGGCCGCGTCGGGTCTGCCGTCCCTGCTGGTGGACGGGCCGGCCAAGGTCACTGCGGATGATCGTCTGCTCGCCGTCGTCGGCCAGGGCCAGCACCTTGTGGCTGACGGCCTGGCCGCGCCCGGCATCGAGGTCACCTACAGGGCGGGGGGCGACACTGTGTCGCTCACCCGCCCCACGGGTGACTGGTATGGGGTGCTGGTGGCCGGGGCTGACGGGCGCTCCGCCCCTGGCCTGGCCTACGAAGGCAACGGTGACCCGCTGGACTGGGACTCGACGGCGGCGCGTATCGGCGGGGTCACCCGGTGGGCGATCCGGGACGAGCCTATGACCGGCACCGGCGTCGTCACCTGCCACCCCGACTACGAGCCATTCCTATGGTGGGTGCTGCAATCCCATCACCCGATCATGCTGATACCGACCATGCCGGTGCAGGGCGTCCCCCCGAGGACGGTCATCGTCAACGGCGTCACCCGGAAGCGGGTCACGGGCGAGCTCATCGAGGTCACCATCAAATGGACCGAGCATGTGCCCCGCTCCGAGAACGAGCCGCAGGGGGCTGTCCCGGTGACCACGTGGGGTGAGTGGCAGGACTACGGGGAGGCGCACCCCGACGAGTCGGGATGGCAGGCGTGGTCGGCCCTCGAGGTCGCTAAGCGCATCCAGGGGATGCCCTCATGAGGCCGGGACCTTCTACGAAGGCTCTGGCCGGCCCCGTCTCCGTCGGAGCCAGGATCGACGTCCACCTGGGCGGCCGCGTCCTCGCCGTCGACGTGCCCTGCGAGGACGTGCAGATCGACTGGGCGTCCGACCGTGTCGTCCCCGGGAAACTCACCTACACCTGCCCTGCGGGATGGGTGCCCGAGTCGCCCGGGGACACCCTCAACAACTTCGGGCAGCGCAGCCACGTCGTGGCCCTGCTCGAGACCGCGGAGGGCCACGACGAGGTCGACCTCGGTTGGTGGCAGCACCAGTCCTGGGACGAGCAGGACAACGGGACGATCAAGGTCGAGGCTCTCGACCTCCTCCAGCTCCTCGAGCAGGACCCGATGCCCTGGCCCTCGTCCCCGCCCCGCGGCGCGACTGTCCTGTCTGAGGCGCAGCGTCTCGCTGGCACCCTCCCGGTCGTGCTGGACCCGGGCACCCCCAACCCGAGGGTGCACGGCAACACCCAATGGGGTCACTCCCGGTCCGAGTCGATCCGGGACCTATGCGTAGCGCGGGGGCTCAACTGGGCGGTGAAGGCCGACGGGTGCCTGCACCTGTGGGCGCAGACCGACGCCGGCAGTCCAGTGGCCCGGTACACGGGCCGCGACCTGCTCGTGGACGCGCCCCGCAAGTCGGTGGAGCGCCGCCCGAACCGGTGGACCGTCGTCGGCTCCCCCCAGCAGGAGGACGAGAAGAAGCCCGTCATCAAGTGGACCGGGACCGCCGTCGCGGCGTCCTGGCCCTACGAGCCTCACCTCTACGGGTGGGTCACCGACCGGAGGGAGTTCAACGTCGCGGCATCGGCTGACGCGGTCCAGAAGGCCGCGAACACCTACATGCGGCACGCCCTCGAGGCCGCCTCCAAGCGGTCGGTGGAGATCGCCGCTGACCCCCGCCTGGAGGCTGGCGACGTGATCGCCGTGCACACCGATGGCGGGGAAATCATCGTCGGCAAGGTCGTCGCCTACAGCCTGCCGGTGGACAAGCCAGGAGCGCAGATGCGCGTCGACGTCGAGGAGCTCGCATGGTGAAGCCGAATCTGTGGCTCGACCGTAAGCCGTCCCCCAGGGCGGCCGCCGCGAGCCAGCTCGCTTCCTACGGCAGCGGCAGCCAGGCGGGCACGTGGGCCACAGGCCGCGTCCTCGACGTCATGGATGGCGGCATGGTGCGCGTCGAGCTGCCGGCCGATGACCCTGTGAGTGAGGTCGTCGCCCCGGCTGACGGCGGCGTGACCGCCATCGGCGCGGAGTGCGTGTGCCTCCAGGACGGCACCGGTCGCGTCTACCAGGTGGTGAGCCCCGCCGCGCTCCCTGAGGGCGGCCAGGCGCGCGCCACGGGCGCGACGGGCCGGATCGCCCTGGAGGCGGCCGGCACCAAGGCCGAATTGGACGCGGCCAAGGCCGAGATTGAGGCGGCGCAGAAGCAACTGGCCGACGAGGTCAAGGCCGCGAAGGACGCTGCGACGACGTCGGGTGAGGCGGCCGCGAACGCCCTGAAGCGGGCGATCGGCCGCGTGACCGTCGCCGGGACTGCCCCGGACTCTCCCGTGGACGGGGACCTGTGGGTGGTGACCGGCGCGGACAGGCAGGCTACCGGCGTCAAGGTGTGGTCCGCCGCCGCGAAGGCGTGGCAGGACTACATGCTGGTCGCCGGGAAGGTCCTGGTCCCCGCCTCGGTCGGCAACGTCCAACTGGCCGACGGGGCGGTCACCGCCCCCAAGATCACCGCCTCGGAGGAGCTATGGGCCAAGGTGGGCACCTTCGCGAAGGTGACGACGCAGATGCTCCAGGCTGGGCAGGCGCGGATCACGGGTGAGTTGCTGGCTGACACCATCCGGCTGTCCACGCGGATCGTCGCCGGTGACCCCTCCGGGGACGCGGCGATCATGGACTCTACGGGCCTGCACGTGGTGAAGGCGGTCAGCGGTCAGCCCACCGAGGTTGTCACGCTCGGAACGGCTGGGAAAGACTTCCTATCCATCACCGGCACGGACGGGCTCGCTAAGGCGACCATCACCGGCGACGGGCTCGTGTCTGCGCAGTCCCTATCCGTAGTTGACCGGATCACCTGGCGCGGCACCGACCTCGCCGACACCCTGGCTGCCCTGCCCCGGGGCGTGATCGCCCACGGGTCAGTGTGGCCGTGGGGGAATGACAACAGGCATGTCGTCAGCCACGTTGATTCGCTGGCCGAGTTCGTGGTCGACGTCGAGGCCGGGCGCCTGTACCAGGCGGAGATGCTGGTTCCCTGGTTCGCGAGCAAGGCGAGCGCCATGCTCGAGCTCTGGCTCAGGTATGCGCCGGTCGACGGCGGGAACCAGGTCGAGCACCGGTACCGCATGGTGTCAGAGAACCTGAGGCAGATTCAGACCAGCCGGGCGATCTTCCAGCTGTGGGAGCCGCCAGCCTCGGGCACGTATCGGTTGCTGTTCCTGGCCGCTTCCGCGTATGGGGACTCTGCCGTGACGCTGACGGTGGAGGACAAGAGCCTGCCGCAGCCGTGTGCGCTCGTGCGTGACCTGGGAGCGGCCGTGGAGCCGACCTTGCAGATCAACAAATCGGTGTCTCTGGGCAAGGCCGTCCCGCAGGCCCAGCCCACACCGAAGCGGAACTACCACAAGAATTACAAGTCGAATTGGTGGCGGGCGTACTCGAATAACTCCCCCGATTCTGCGTGGCCTGATTCTTTGCCGCAGGGATCATATGGCGGGCGTACCTACAATTCGATTGTTGGATTCCCGGATATGACCGCTGATCTTCGTGGCGCAACGATTACGGGAATGGCTCTCTATGTGTATGCGAAGCACTGGTATGGGCAGACGGGAGTCGCCAGCATCGGTGCTCACGGGTGGGGTTCTGCGCCGGGGCAGTTCGCGTCGAATGGTCGCTGGCTTGAGACGGCGGGATGGGGTCGCGGCGAAGGCAGATGGGTGCCTATCCCGAAGGCCCTGTGGCCGAACTTCCAGCGCGGCACCTATCGGGGAATCACATTCGAGACGCAAGGTTCCGCGTCATACGGCTACTGGTCCCATGATTGCGTGATCGCAGTCGACTACACCAAGTGAAAGGTGGAATGGAATGCCGGTGAATCACTGGAAGGGGATTCCAGTCCCCGCGGCGGGCGATGACCTGCTCTCAGCGTGGCCCAACGCCCTCGACGCGGCGGGGGTCATCTTCCCCGCTCAGTCAGTGGCTGCGGGCCGGGAGATTCTGTCGAGAGCGCAGGCGGCCGGGCATCCCCCGACGGCCGCGCACCCTGCCTACCTCGACGTCTCAGGCGTGCTCTACCGCGCCGACGGGACGAAGAACGGCGACCGGTGGGTGCTTCGGCCCGTCAACGAGGTTCAGACCGTCGAGACGCCCGTGCAGCTGAACAATGCGCTGACGTTGAAGAACGGCCAGTACTCGGATGCCGTTACCGCTGACCTCGGGGTGAGGCCGTATGACCGGGTAGTGCAGGCGTATTTCACCATTTGGGGTCGCGTATCCAATGGTGATGTTGACGCCGATCTGCGAATCCTGGGGCGCTCTTTCAGGGCGCGTTTCCCCAATGACGCCACGGGCGCGACCGTGACCGTGGTCGGAATGTGCGTGGTCCCTGCGGGGCAGGACCCGAAGCTGCGCGCCGGATTCTCTGGCGCATACGGTACCGGGGGCACATTCTCATATGTGAACAACAAGGAGTATAGCGCGCTGGGCGCTATCGCAACACCAAGGAGCATGGCATAAGATGGCCGGAACATACCTGGACACGTCAGTGGTCGGACTGAACGTCATGGGCGACGGAGATTTCTATGACCTCGCCCGCCGCGTCAACGCCGAGCTTGACAAGCGCTCATTCCTCAGCGACTGCAAGGGTGAGGTCGATAAGAAGATCGACACCTATATCGAGTACGCCTCCAAGGAGGCGAAGAATATCAAGGCCCTCCAGCCTGACGCGATGATCGGCCCCGGTGAGCTGCTTTCCGTCGACGGAAAGATCTACAAGAATGTCGCGCGCGCCTGGCTCAACCCGTTCAAGGCCGGGCCGCTGACCTTCATCAACGGCTGGGAGCAGCAGCAGGGAGGTGTCCTGTGAGCGTCGGCAGCGTTACCGCGCGGATCGCGCGGGAAATCTGTGACAACCAGCCGGTGGGCTACAGCCAGGGAGAGAGTCGGCGCAGCTGGTACGCCGCCGCTGATGCCCACGGGCGGGTCCCTAGTCCGCAGAACGCGGACTGTTCGAGCCTGGCCGCCGGATCGATCTCCTACGGCCTCCACCACACGTACGGCGTGCCGTGGGGGCACCAGGCGTTGCTTGAGCCCAACGATTTCTGGACCGGGAACCTCCGGTCCGGTATGGAGGCCCGGGGCTTCGACGAGGTCCCCTGGGCCGACGAGAACCTGAC